CACTCCATTTATAGAGTTGTGCTTTATTGATCTGTTATGCTGTGTGGTTATCCCCTTTCCTGTTTTTTCAATGATTTGGACGGGTTACTGCATTTTCTGCGAGTTTACATCGGTACGTGAAAAATCGTGGGAGAAAGCGGAGTTGCGCAAGGCAGAGAAGACAATGAGTGTGATTATCGAAAACAAAGATGATATCGCCAAGATCATGGCTCAAATACTATTTGACAACGAAAATAAGAAGGAGGAAAAGAAATGAAGTATTTTACGATTGCGGAACTCTGCAAGTCAACGACTGCTGACCGGCTTGGAATTAACAACAGATGCAGACTGGAGCATGTGACTGCTCTGACTGCCTTGGTAGATAATGTGCTTGATCCATTACGTGAGTGGTGGGGAAAGCCTATAACAGTAAACAGTGGTTATCGCTGTCCGGAACTTAATGCGGCCGTCAAGGGAAGTAAGTCTTCTCAGCACATGAAAGGGGAAGCTGCCGATATTGATACTGGCGACCGTCAACAGAACAAGTTGCTGTTTGAGCATATCCACAAGAACCTGCCCTATGACCAATTGATTGATGAAAGCAATTTTGCATGGGTGCACGTCAGTTATCGGGCTGACGGTGCCAATAGAAAGCAAGTGTTAAGTTTATGAGACAAAGAATCTATATATGGATTGCGGTAGCGATAGTGCTTTTACTTGTCTTTTCGTGTAAGACCAGATATGTTCCTGTGGAGATCAAGACAACGGAAACAGTGGAAGTACATGATACCACCATAACAGAAAGACTGGTCCCATACAAAGATAGTACTGCGACACGTGACACTGTATCTTTTCTTTCCAACCCTTATGCGTACAGCTGGGCTAGATATTCAGGTGGAATGTTGCAACATTCGCTGGGAATATGGCCAAATTCGGTACTTATAGTAACAGTACCTCATTATATGACGGTAACCAAGCGAATCGAAGTACCTAAGATTGTAGAGGTGGAGAAAAAATTAAACTGGTGGCAAAAAACAAAAATAGAGATAGGTGGATGGTCTATGATAATGAATATATTGCTTGTATCTATGATGATTGTCAGATGGTTAAGAAAGAAAGGAGGTGCCCGTTATTTATAGATTGTATTTTTTCAATTCAGTCTTTCGTTATAACAAAAATCTTCGGCGGTTCGGATTGTAAAAAAAGGACCGCACGCTCCTTATCAGGTAGAAGTCGTTAAGGAGAAACAATACGTCGGAACAAGAATTGTTTTGCGGTCCCAGATTGCTTAACAATTTTCCGACGTATTTTGTTTATCCAAACAGTGATTATATGAAAAGTGATGAAATATATAAGGATGTATTGCAGGTTGTCGCTTCAGTGACGGGAATATCTGAAACAGGTATTATACATAGCAATAAAGAAGAGTGTGCGAATGCCAGATATCTTCTTGTGCGTTATTTAGCCAAGATTTTCTCTGACACGGAGATAGCGTCATTGACTAACAGAACCAAACAGGCTGTCGGCTCGATGCGGCGTAATGCTAAAAAACAAAGGGTATGGATTGTGGAAAACAATTGGAAAGAAATAGTAAACAAACTGGAAAATAAATATTTTATCTGCAAGTAATTTATTCCGTAATTTGCCTTTGCGGTCAATATTGACCGTGATATGTAAAATCATAATTATGGATAATATTACAGGTATGAGCATACAGGAGTATGCTGCAATGCGAGAGCTTGAATGTGAGCACAAGAAGGGATGGGGATCAACCACCGCCTTATGGGTGATTGCTGCTGTCATTGTCATTGCGTTTTTTGTTTATAGCTGGCATAATAGCTGCAACGAGCGTACTCAGTTTGCGGTTGGTCTGGCTAACTTGACAGGACGTGTTAACTGTATGGAGCCTGATGTACGCTGGACCGGACAGCAGTTGTACGCTGCAAATGGTGCAATTTCCGCAACAGTGCAAGGTGTTGGAGATATGAAGGCGAACTTCGGTGACCAGTTGTTCCAGCTGAACCGCGAGGTGTTCTACGACAATGGACATGGATGCGGAAGAAATCGGAATAATTGCGGTTGCGGATGTGGCGGACGTGAGTTCAACCAGCGTTCAACCTATAACCTTGCTTCCACGCAGGTTACAGTAGACGAAACTTGCCGTAGTTAAGTTTTAGAGGGTGGTATTCCACCCTCATTTTATTTAATTTTTAAAAGATGAGGATATGATTTCAAAAATAGGAATAAGACAATTTGCAGTAGAACAGGCTGTAGCTATAATGGGGGCTGGTACACCGCAGAAGGATGTGGTTGCGAAGGCAGCGGAAATTGAGGCTTATGTTGTCGGTGAGGCTGACATACCGGAAGTAAGCAATGATACGGATACCATTAATGATATCATGGGTAATGCCATGCAGATGATTAATGGGATATCCGGAACTGAGATTCCTGTTGAGGAAAAATCAAAAAAAAGTAAATGATGGGATTTTCCATGTTTCAAACTAAGAAACCGCAAACGGAGTTGAAGTTTACAACAAGGGCCGAGGCGTTTAGTTATATGCTAATGTATATGACAGAGGAGAAACATGCCGAACCGCTGGAGGCGGCACAGAAAGCCAATGAGTTTGCGGATATCTTTGCCAGAAACATGGGTATCCCTCTTAAGATTGAGCCGGAGCCACAGGGGGTGGATAAATACCTGTCAATGGCTACCAAGATAGCAAATTATATAGAAGAACATCCTAAGGTGGTTGAATACGGCGTTCCGGCTTTGACATTCGTTGCCGGTCTGTTCACCGGGAAAAAAGTGGAGCAGGCCAATGATAACATGTATGGCCAGCGTTCGGTACCGTCTCAACCGCAGGAAGAGATAGATTTTGATAAAATACCTGATTGATTATGGCATTAAGGAAATTATATATTGTGGTGGATTGCGAGAACGACGAGCAGAAGGAAGCTGTTCAGACCGCATTCAACGAATTGTCTAATACGCGGGCTTTGACCAGCCGGACGGTTATCAGCATGTATCCGTTTTTCAAAAAACATCGTGATGATCTGTTTGAGCTGTTCAATATGGTCAAGACAGGCGGTGTCAAATCGTTGTTGTCTGTAAGAGGTGGAACATTGATTAATAACTTGAGAAAGGGTTGATTATGAGAGTGGAAGGCAAATGTATAGGTGATTGCAGCAAATGCCAGTTGCTGGCAAATGGTGAGGTGGATATGATTCCGTGCATTCTTGACCAGATTTTTATCCGGACAAGGAAAATCGAGAAAGAAAACGCTTTTATCAGGAGAAGTCTTGATTCCATGATGCAGGACAGAAATACAATCCAACTTGCCGGTTTGAGTGATAACGAAGATAAAACAGATTGATTATGAAGTATACATTCAAAGAAATGTTGGACGATGCGAAAAGGGCGGGTCTGACAAGTGACAAGGTCATAATGCGCAGTGCGGAAAGCATGAGCGAGCTTCTGTGCCTTGTGAAGGAAGAACATCCGGAACTGTACTGGAAATTTATGCGTGAGCAACATGGAATCATGTATGGTAATCATTACAATGAAGCTTTTGCGATGTTTGATATCGGCATGATGAGGTACATTGATAGGGATGGAAAGAAATGTGAGGGTGCTCACTGGACGGCGGAACAGATAGAGGCAAGTACCCGGATGATGGGATTTCCGGCTGGGACTACGAAATGGGACAAGTATGTAGCGTTCAATGTCTTTTATTCCGATCTTTGTACAGTTTATAATGATGAACAGATCATTAAAGGTGCTCATAAGTTCTATTTTGAGGATCAGGACTGGGGGGACACAACAAAGATTTGGGATTATGTGTATTGCAAGAATGCAATGGTCTGATTCTTTGTAACAGACGGTTTGTGCTTATCAAAAACCGAACCGTCTGTTTTTGATAAGCACTATGATTCCAGTTTTTCCCGTATTTCCTTCAGAAGCCGGAAAGAGCCTGCCATCTTGTAATTCCCAAGATTCTGTTCTGCCTGCATTATAAGGCTTTCTACTGTCAGAGGGAGATCGGGAGAAAATGCGGATTTGTTGATTTGTAATGTTTTCGGTAATTCTCTCGTATTAAACCATTCCACCATTTCCTTTAATTCTTCCTCCGAGTAAGCTTCGTGTGTTTTTGCATTTTTCATAATGGTCTTGTTTTTGATTTCCGCAAAGATACGAAATTGAAAGCAAATCACAATTATTCTGTATTACTTGTAGAAGATTCAGGAGTGTGTGAACGTATCAAGGATCTAGCTATTGCAAATTCAGATTCCGCACCGGCATTTTCATTTATTGAAATATGATAGAGACCGGCTGCATAATATGCCAATGCTCCTGCATATTTGTTATGAAGGTTGATTTCTCCGTTTTCTGAGATTGAAGGAGTTGGAATATACCTGAGACTGTATCCCCCTTGTTCTTTTACTGCATGGGCAATGATTGACCTCATGGTATCGTTGGTGATGAATGCTACCGGTATTGAGGGACCATTACCTACACCGGGAGCTGATGAATATTGTGCGCTGTATAGTGGCGAATTGTCCGGATATAACATAGTGACCGGATATCTCCACCCAGTCAGGTTCACACTGACAAGCCTGATATAGTCCGCAGGTATTTTTATGTAGGCAAAAAACAAACCGTCAGGACGTTTCTCGAATGAGATTGAGGATGAATCTGTCATTTCCGAAGCTTCGGCCATCACCCCTTCGTCATTCATCAGTGCGAGTAGCGCGAGTCTGATGAACTCTTTTAATGCCTCATCGGTCTCAATCGTGAAACTGTCTTCTTCTGTCGCACTCTCATTGATGATTGTGCGTAAAGTCTTTAGTATATCTTTGACAGGTATCATGAGGCTTAGTCTAATGGATAATTGGGAAATTGTATGCCGTGTTCTTTGCATAATGAGGACAGAGCCTCCTTATTTCCACATTGCGAGCGCGGTACTTTGAATCTGACCTCAAAAAAATCCTTCGCTTCAAGGAATGAGGTCACATTTTCAATATCCTCTTGTATGTCTCTGTCTTCTTGAATGCCTTTTTCTTTGGTCGGTTCTGCGCTTTCGGATTCTTTTTCTTCCTGCTTAGAAGATGCCGGAGGAATATAGGTGCACATCCGCTTTCCAAGGATGCTGTATCTTTGTTTTACCTCTGTTTCCTGTAATACGGAATTTATGTCATTTTCGTCATGTATTACATCTTCATCTTCTTCTATTGTTTCGGTAATGCGTCCTTCCCGATACCATTTGTGCGCTCTGATTTTCTCAGCCAGTTCTCTATCCGTTGTATGATAGGTTGATTTGCCACGGAAAAAAGCGGAGAAGTTGACGTACATCATCCGTCCGCAGTGAATGACTGCAAATGACAGTGAGGAGCTCGCAACGAATTTATAAAGTTTCTTCATACATTATTAATAATGATGAGGTGGATTTCTCCACCTCTGATGATGATTAAGGTTCTATTATACAGTCAAGGATTCAGGAACTGGAATCTCAACATATTCCGGAATGGACAGACGCGCGTGGGCATCTGGGAATCCAAGTGTCCAGCAGGAGAACTCCTGCATGACAACAGCGTCACTGTTACTTATGAACAGTTCTTTCAGATTGTATGTGCTGCGCTCCCAGTTCTGGAATACCCATTTGTCAAGATATTCAGGATCAAGAGAGAAACCTCTTCCGTTGAATCCCCAGGCGTTGAACAGGTCATGGCGGTAAAACAGAAGTTTTGTTCCCATGCTTTCGAATGACTGGAAGTCAAGTCTCCATTTGTTGTAGTCACGTTCCGGCTCGAAGATACGTGTGCGGTTGTTGGTCTTGATCTTGCATAATGCCGCATAGATGGTATTGTCAACAAATACAAGTTTTGTGCGGCTTCCGTTACCGGCACCTTCAATGATGCGTCCTACAAGGTCTACAAGCTCATCCTCCGAGATTACATATTGCTGCACATATTTTCCTTCTTCCACCACAGGATTTCCGGCAGAGTCAAGCACTTTTTCCCAATGTCCGATTTCAAGGTCTTTTCCGGCGCGGTACCAGATACCTTCACAAGTATATACATTGCCTTGTCCGTTCACCGCATGTTTGCTCTTGATTCCGAACAGTCCGGAGGCTTCCATACCGATACGCATGTCTTCCATTGCCATCCGTTCCACACGTGTGAATGACCATTCCACCTCGGTCTTACTCAACCGGTCATAGATAGTCTGCTCTACCTGCATGATAAAACGCTGGCAATATTGTTCGTCCGGTGATGGAAGCTGGTAATACCTTCCTGTAGACACATCCTTTTCAGCGGCAGCGCGCCCCATTCTTAGAAGGACGGTACCCTTTGCAAGGGTCGGAATAAGATAAGGGTTCTTATTGTTTGATTGTTTTCCGTTTACGGCATAGACAAGCGGAAGGTTGGTCTCACTGTTGATTGCGTGCACGCGCAGCATCAATGGGTGTTCAGTATCCACTTCATCGGTACCGGATTTGTAACCGGAAACAAACGTTCCGTCAGCGTTCAGGACAAGAAGCGTATCCATTGCGCCCACAATGTTATTATCCTCCAGTTCTATCGCTTTCGGAGTCTCGGTAGTCATGGCTTCAAGCTGCTTGGCAAGGGTAGCCCGTAGCGGACGCTGTCCGACACTGTAGTACTTGATTACGATGCTGTCCGATTTGTTTGTCGCCCCATGGCGCAGAATCTGATCAATAGGCGTGCCGGTAAACTTCATCTCGACAATTGTCTTGTCGATCTGCTTCACGTACCATTCCGCGTCCATGATTTTCTCGTTCTTTGTTACGGAACTTTCCCCGCCTACTACCTTTCCGCCATCCCCTAGATCCTGGACTGAGCCTCCGTCCGAAGCATCGGCGGCACATGCATAACCTCCCCCGGTCGCTCCGGCAAGGAACATGAGCAATACGGAAAAGAAAAATTTGAATGTTGATTTTAACTTTTTCATTGTTCTCGATTTGTTTTTAAATTTATAAATAAAAGTTGTGATATGAGCCTGAAAGCGATAGACGATTAAATACGTCTCTTCATGTCTTTATAACGTTGTAGGGTAGGATCCTCCACTTTTTCCTCACCTCCTCCGTTCCCGCCTCCTCCAAGGTCCGTCGGAGCTTTTTCCGCAAGATTCCTGTGTATAGCTTCCCGGACGTGCGGTACGTCCCTGTTTACGTCCTTCCTCTCGGGCGGCTTCTATTTCCATGTCCATATTGAAGGCATGGATGATTCTTTTCCAGTCTTCCGCATCCAGTTCGTGCCGGATATTTTTATGAATGATACCGTCTGTATCCTGTGTTCCGTACAGCCATTCCAACATGGAAACTACATTCGCCTCATCAACATTGACCTGCCGCACAGCTTCTGTCAGTGCCTCATCTGTTTTGCGCAGCTTCTCTTCCGCATCTCTTTTTCTTTTTTCCTCATCGGCCGCCTCCTTTATCCGGGCAGCTTCTTTCTCTTTTGCTTTTTTGATGGCCTCTTCCGTTGTTGCAGCTTCCCTGATATCATCCCCGTAATTGGTTATCAGATATTCCACAAGAGAGAACGGTTCACCGTTCTCATCCATGCCGCTTGCCAGACCGGTCAGGATGCCGGCGGCTCTTGAGTCTTCTGCAAGAACTTTGTTGAGGTTCTCTCTCTGTGATTCACTATCGTCATAACGTTTGAAAGAGTCATCAAGGAATTCGCCGACTGCGAGGTCGTCCTCAAGGTCGAGGTCCGGATTTCTGGATGAAACAATATCTCTCCATGATTTTCTTTCTTTTTTTTCTTCCATGATATGTCATTGTTGTCTTATACTGACAAATTTAGTAGTATTAGTTCAAGCCGGATTGATATAATGCAATCTACAGGAAGTACATTCGCTATCATTTAAACAGGAGGTCACATGAAGCACAAGGGAAATATCAGCGAAATACAATTAATAAGGAACAAGGAGATTGTACGTACATTCATTGAATTGAAAAAGACGTGTACATTCTCTTACTACAAGGATATATGCAAGGAAATTGCGGGTATGAAGGCGAAGCAGCATTATGTCAGTGAGGACCGGGCTTACGTGATCTTATACAGATATCTGACTGAAGGCAATATACCTGATTGCAGTCTGTATAAATATGAAATGTATTCCAGCCTGATCCGCTGTTGCCTTGATATCATGAAAAAAAAAACGGAGGCGAATCTCCGTCTTATCGTAAGACTTGCGATAGAGAGACCTTCTGATTCATTTGGGATAAGTCCTGACCGTATACAGCATATTTTATGGAAAGCTGGGATGAAATAGGTATATCGCTATGAAAATGAGATATTCCATGGGGCTTTACTTGTGCATGACCGTGTTGTTGCCGTATCATGAATTCCTGTCAGGAAGTCACTGGCTTTATATGTTCGGACATGCCGGATGGCTTCATTATCTTTTGAACGGGATGGCATGGGCTTTTCTATGGAAGGTGATAACCCCTGCACGGACGCTGGTCGCATGGATGTTCGCTGTCGGAATATCATTTTTCATTCCTTCCGGCAGTCCTGTGATCGGATGGAGTGTCATTATCTACTATTATACGGGCTTGTGCCTGTCCTCCATGGATGGGGGAAGGCGTAACAGGCTGTTTGCCATAACCGCTCTCGGTTTCTTTCTGCCGCATATTGCGGGTGGATATCATGCGGCTATGCTGGCGGCCGGATGGATATTGCGTAAACTGGAGGTTGGATGGCAAAGAACATTAAAATAAACCATATAGAAACTCTTTTCTCAGCTGTTGTCATAAGGAATGCGGAGGAGATGATCCGCAGGAACCGTGAACGGGAAGCGGAACTGTTCAAGTCCTATAACCCGTTGACAGGGGAGAACGCTCCCGGAAAACGGAAGAGGATATGTCTGGATGATTTTGTAAATTCATCTGTTTTCCTTCCTGTCGAGATGTTCTCCACCGGTTTTATCTATAAATTGAATCTTGCCGGAAGTATAGAGGAGTTCTGCTGGCAGACATACGGGGAATATAATGAGGACCTTCGTAATACTGTCATTCAGGAGTTTCTCCGTTACTGGGCCAAATACGACTTTTATTTCTATTGTTATGCGTATGCGCGTATCAAAAACAAGGAAGGAGGGGAGGATGTGCCTTTTCTTCTGCGTCCGGCGCAGGTAAAGCTGGCTGAGACGTTTGAAAGAATGCGCCGTGCCGGCAAACCTATTCGTGTCATATTGCTGAAAGCCCGCCAGTGGGGAGGATCCACATGTACACAGATATACATGTCATGGATACAGATAATGCATGTGAAGAGTTGGAACAGCATTATTGTTGGACATCAGGGGGATAGCGCAGCTGAAGTGAAGGATATGTATGTCAAGCTCATAACCCAGCTTCCTGAATTCCTTTTTTATGAAGAGGGGATAGAGTTTGACGGCTCTCTTCCGAAGATCAAGGGAGGGGGAACTTCTAACATAAGTCTTATACCTTCCCGAAACTGCAAAATCAAGACGGCAACCGCGATGAATCCGGAGGGCGCCCGTGGTGGTGATTCGGCCATGGCGCATTGTACGGAGGTGGCGTTTTGGCCTCAGACGGAAAAGATGGATCCGCAAAAACAGGTGAAATCATCCTGTTCGGGAATCCTGTACAAACCGTATACGATGATTGTGTATGAAAGCACGCCGAACGGGCAGAATTTCTACAAGGATGAATGGGATCGTGCCAATGGAACGGATGATCATGGGGAGAGACTGTCCGCATTCGAGCCGTTGTTTGTCGCATGGTGGGAGATAGAGGAATACCGTCTCGATCCGGAAGATATGCTGGAATGGGCCTGTACCCTGATAGAAAGGCGTAACGATAAGTCCGGAAACTGGGACTATATGTACTGGCTGTGGACTATTGGAGCGACATTGCAAGGCATCTACTGGTACAGGCAGAAGATGAAGGAGTATGCGGACATACAGGACATGCAGCAGGAGTATCCGTCCGATCCGGTGGAGGCATTCAAGTATTCTGGGCAGCTTGTATTTGACATTTACAAGGTAGAACAACTCAGAAGGTTCTGCCGTGAGCCGGTATTCCAAGGGGATATTTCCGGAAAATCCCCGAAAGGTGAACAGGCTGTCGAAGGACTGAAACTGTTCAGGCGTAAAGGAGGGGAATTGAAAATATGGGAGATGCCAGACAAGACATGGAGGTTGGAAAACCGCTACTTTGTGTCAGTTGATATCGGGGGGAAATATAGGACGAGTGATTACTCTGTGATTACTGTGCTGGACCGCGCGGATATGATGGCCGATAGCGGAGTGCTCAATGAGGACGCTGGACCGCGTGTGGTGGCGGAATGGTACGGGCATACAGATCCGGACCTGCTTGCGATCAAATGTGCGCAGATTGCGTCATTCTATAACAATGCTCTGCTCATTGTCGAGAATAACACGGCGTACAGTAAGCTTAATGATGTAGACACAGACAACGTCAGCGAATTGTTCTTTCCCATTCTTATCCCTCTTTATGATAATGTATATGCGCATAATCGGAGCGAGTTGGAAAAAAGGAGCCAGAAAGAAACCAGATGGGGGTTTAATACCAACCGTAATACAAAAGTGGCCATTATTAAGTATATGGAACAGTGTGTGCGTGACAAACTGTGGATAGAGCGTGAAACCGGAATGATAAAGGAATTGGGATGGTACATGAAATATCCGAACGGCAAATACGGCGCGCTTGCAGGAAAGCATGATGATCGGGTAATGAGCAGGGCAATAGGATTATACGTGAGCCGTTTTGAATGGGACAGATATCCGGTGAGGGTGTTGCCCACTATGGAAGAGAAAATGAATAACATGAAACGCCTCAACAGGTCGGCGACGGGTGCGGAGGCTATATTATATAAAAATTAGTAACATTATGGGAAAAATTAAGTTGTTTTTGAAGGCGGTAAAAAGCCTTGTGCGGAAACGCAGGATCGCAAGTCTGTGGAAGTCCAGCTTGTTGCTGAAAAAGGCGATAGAAGAGGCTGAGGAAAAGAATAAACAGGACGGAAGGCGTTATTTTGTCATATGGGATCCTGCACAACAGAAGCTCATCTCTATCACTTATGATTATTATAAGGACAGGTGGGACAGTTATAAATATCTTTTTCACCGGGGAAGGTTCCGTATGCGAATGAACCGAGGGCAGTTGAAAGAGATGTGCTTTTATTACACGAAAAGCAAGAACGGCTCACCTTCCTGTCAGGACGGGGAAAGAAAGGAGAAAATGATAGAATGGCAGAATTATTATCATCGTCTGCTGGTTAGTGACAGGATTCGTGTTATTTCTCGTGGCTGGAATTTAAAGTCATTATGGAAGAGGGTAACTTTGCGCTCAAATAAAATAGCACATAGGTATTAGTTTAAGGTTTTGGGGGCTCGGGCTTGTGAAAGTCTGAGTTCCTTTTATTATATACATTTCATTGTGAAGCTCTTGCTTATCTTTGAATAATAAAAAAATATATTTATATGGAAAGATTTGATTCTTGCTTTCATCCTCATCATGCATGTGATCCTCATCCGAATGAATATCATGAAAATATTCATTATACACCTGATCAGATTAATGCATTGCTGGGGCTTATTCCTTATAAGGCGGACAGGGCCGAAGTCCCCAAAATGGAGACGTTGAGCGATGTTAATTATATAGGTCATGTGGCAACTTCCGAAGCGTTGCCGGACAAGATGGAACAACCGTCATGGGCACTTGTCGGCAGTGTGAAGGAAACAAAGCCGTACTTCTACTATGTTGAAGGATTTGTTCCTAAAGGATATCGGGCCGGATGGAATGATTTGAGCGATGTTCTGGGAACTTATGATCTCACAGTCGATAAGGTGAGTATCTTCGATTATAATCTGCTGACTGAATATAATGTAAGCCGTAATCATACCCAAGATACCCGGATATTCTCACATGATTGGAAGGAACAGAGGTATTTCAGTGCATTTCCTGATTATGTTGAAGGGAAGAAATACAGACCCTGTGATCGTGTCAACATGCCGGGGTACACAAAAACGTCGTTTGTAGCACAACGAAGCACGTCCGAGGCCCCTTTTGTTGTAAAGAAGAGCAATGTGTTTACTTTTGAAGATGCCATAGCGCTTGTACCGGAGGAATACAGAATACCCGGCATGAAGGTCACGTTTGTTTCTGCTTACACCAATCAGGCTGAAACATGGTATTTCAAGGGGAAATCTGTACTACTTTGGAGAGACTGGGAGAGCTGGCAGAAGATTGACTTTGAGGCTGAGAAAAACAATATCCATGCCGAAGAGGTGTTCGGTGAGAAGATGGAAACACCGGATATGTTAGCCGACAGGGCCATAGCGGATGAGAACGGCAACCGTATACTGGACACTTATCTTACACGCAAATCTGTCAGACGTCACATTGAGGATACATTCAATGATATGTTCATAAATAATCCTCCCACTGTAATGGACGGGATGATAACTCCTGAGATGCTCAGCGAATCAGTCAAGCAGATGATTGAGGCTTCAGGAGGAGGAAACATTAATAACTATCCTGATGATGAGGATATTTCTTCTGTTCATGGTCAACTGAAATTGGCAAACAAAAGATACGATCCGAACAATTATTCAGGAAAGGGAAGACAATATTTACGCAAGAATCTTATAGCTGGAAGAAATATACTAACTCAATCCATGATGTGCTGGCCAAATACTATTTATATTGTTCAATACGATTATGAGTTAGATGATCGAACTGTTATTATTCCTGAAGGATGTATATTACAATTTGATGGAGGTAAATTGAATAATGGAATAATTGTAGGAAATAATACTAACATTTTATCCCCTATATCTGAAATATTTACTAATATATCACTTAAAGGTACTTGGAATGTTGATATATCTTATCCAGAGTGGTTTGGGGCTAGAGGTGATGGGGTTACGGATGATAGAAAAGCTATACAAAATGCTATTGATTTATTTCCTAATATATTAATGTTAGGAAATAAAGTATATAGGGTATCTTATACAGATGGAGCTTCTATTTACTATACTGTAAATTTTAGGTTACCTCCTTCTATAACTATTATGGGAAATAATACGAGGTTGTTAAGAACCGAAGGTAGTAATAGATGTTTTGAAGGAAGCTGTAGAAGAGAAAATATAGTTTTTTTTACAAAGAATGTACAATTTGGTAGTACTACTGTTACTGTAACGGATGCATCAGGTTATGCTGTTGGAGACAAAATTTTGATAGTAGGAGAGGATGGAACTTCCGAAGATAAGGCAGAGCCATTAAATTACGAGTTTAATTATATTGCCGCGATAAACGAGAAAACGATAACATTAAAATCGCCGATCTCTTTTGGCATTTTGCTTAGTAAATGTAATACGAAAGGTTCTATTAGTTCTGCTATAAATAATGGAAGTATTTCTAAAGTCGTAGATGGGGAAATTAAAATTTCAGGGATTGAGGATATTACAAATACTAAAAATAAAACAGATGGTTTTATTACAATAAAGTACCAAGAAAATGTTTTTATAGACAATGTGAAAAGTTTAAACCAACCTGTGGCTTTGTTACAATATAGTAATAATATAACAATTAACAATTGTAGAGTTGTAAATAAATATTCAGATGGAAGCTATTATCATGTTGGCGTTGTATTATGGGAAACCAATAATGTGCTTGTAAATAACCTAGAAATAATAGCACAATCTAATCCAATTGTCGGAATTAGTGTAGAAGGGGGAATAAAAAAAATAATAGCAAATAATGTTAAGTTTATTTCAACCAATTCTGATGGCAACTCTGTTTTGTGTAGTGTTACTGAAGGTGCTGATGTTACATTTAATGATGTCGTTTTTAACATATTAGATTCTTCGAAGTTACTAATAGCTACAGTGTTAGATACTGAAAGTAATATTAGTAGTATTAAACTTCATAATGTTACTTTGTATAATGATAAATTTAAGTCTTTTGATACTTTCTTTAGTACAATCGGGAATAGGGTTGCTATAACAGGCTTAATTACGATTCAAGTTCCTGATAATAATTCTATGGGAAGATTTAATAGTTATAATATCGGAGAAGAATTTGTGATACCTATTACTATACATTATAATAAAATGTCTACTGCGACTTCTGATGTTCTGTATAATTTTAACGGTTTACTATTGACAAAGGCGGAATGGTATTCCGAAGAAGATGATATAGAGATAAAAGGAAATTTAATTGGAAGTAAGGTTCAGTCAATAATTATCGGGAAAGGAAAGACTGGATGGAATTCTAAAAAATTGAATGTTACATTGTTTGACAATAAAAATTGTTATATAAGTTTTACTCCCAAAATGACTGATACTCATGCGGAAGTTAAGTTGTTTATTTATGCAAGACCTTTTTTAAACAAATCTAATACTTCTATGGGGAATGCTACGATAAAAACTGTTAATATTAGAAATTATGGAGATACTCAGCATAGACCTATTATAGATAGATGCAATATTGGCACTATGTATTTTGATACTACTTTAGGCAAACCTATATGGAATAAAGACAATTCTCAATGGGTAGATTCAACAGGTGCAACAGTGTAATAATGATAATTAAAATAAAAGCCATGTTACAAGAATATCAAATAAGAATGTTGGAAGAGTATAAACAACTTGATGACCGGGTGGAAAAGCTGGATAAGTTCATCAATGAATCTCCGGTATTTTTTAAGATGGAAGTACACAAACAAATGCTTCAGCGTTGGCAACTGTCGGCAATGAAATCATATCGTGATGCCTTAAAGAGAAGATGTCTGGCAGAAGGATTTTCTCCGTTGACTGGGGATGGTCTGGAATAAATGTAAATTCTATAAACTTTTTATTAAAAACATCATGAAAGATAACAACATACAAGATTCTTGCTGCAACAGCAAGTATGCTAGTATCAGGCAGATGGACAAACTTGATGAAGTGTCGGGAAGAAGATTCCCTTTCTATCCTCGTACAGTGATACAGGCGGTACATGACGGAAGAACCGGCGCGTCGTTGGAAGCGATACTGGCACAGTATAACAATATTTATGTGCAGTATCAGGGTACAGCGGGACGTACGAGAAATATTGTTCCGAAAGAAATGAGGCGTAAGGGGATCATCATATCATACGTGGATATGCAGGGGAATGCCATAACCGAGAAATGTGTGAATGATGCACAGAGGGACAACTTTCACTGGGGGCTTGATGTCAACTGGGTACGTGTGGACGAACTAACACTCTCTGGAGATATTTCCGTATCGGTAAAAGGCACATGGGTGATTAACGGTGAGGATACCGGCATAGCTGCTTTGGGGCCCAAAGGGGATAACGGACTTACCCCGTGGCTCAAAACGATAGATAACAAGCTTCACTTCTCCTATGATAACGAGACATGGGAGGTGTGCTCGGATTACATTGCAGCTTATTTCCGTTTTCAGGATAACAAATTCCAGATATCGCGGGATAACAAAACATGGTCAGATCTTAGCGGAGAAGTTACAAACAGTTTGTCTATTAAAGCCTATGTAACAGATAAATCACAATATCCTAATCCTAAGCAGGGTGATATGATTATGGTGGGACCTACCTATGCGGACGATGATACCGAACATACCAAGCCCATCTACCACCTGAATATTTATAATGCCGGCGGATGGGTGGATCACGGTCCGTTCCAGTCCATCAATGCCGGTGTGGTGCAGGAACTGGGGAATAGCGAAACTGAAGTCATGTCACAGAAGGCTGTAAGTGAGAAAATTTCCGAGTTAGCTCTACAAGGTAAAATTTTAAAAAATGTTACAGGAATAATACAGGGAGAATATAACACAGGTGGTGACAAAGTGGAAAATAATCATAATGCTAATATTCTACAGATGGTAGATATCAATTCTCACGAGGGAGACAGGTATCTATGTTTAGGCTATGCATCACAGAATTATAGATTATGGGCTTTTACCGATGCTGATGGTAATATACTAACTAAATCTAAAAGTACAGATATTGATCTTACAGATTCAGGCGAATATTGTATTGCACCTAAAGGAACTGTTAAAGCTATATTCAGTTGTTATATTTCATATAAAGATAAATTTGCAATATATAAAAATGGTCAGATAAATGATATTAATGAAAGACTTGAAAAAGTTGAGCCATTGCTTGGTATCACTTATAAACTAGACCATGAAGCGGAACATTTTACGCCCCAATTTTATGACTCGAATGAGAGTGTTGATGCGAAGTATAAGACTAATGGGGATGCAATTATAGAATCTTTTACGCCTGAAGTTAAACAAATCATTGATACAAATGCTTATCCAGGATGTGTTTATAGTGTAAAGGGATATGGCGGTAAAAATTATCGGTTGTATGCCTTTGTAAATAAAGAAAATATTATTATAGAAAAAGATCTTATAGAGGAACACGATTCAAGTAATTCAGCAATAATTGTCGAAGCACCATCTGGTACGGTTAAAGCAATTTTTAGTAGTTATACATCATATCCATTAACTGTATCTAAAAACAACGTATCGATACGAGTTTTAAAAACAATGGATAATGATTTATCTGATATCAGTAATATTATTCACGAAACGTATCCGGGGAGGTATGATACAAGTGGATCTATCTTGGTTGAAACATCGCCTAATTATGCGGTAAATCAAATAATAGATAATACTGAAGAAGGTGCGATTTATGCGGTAAGAGGGTATGGAGGTAATTCATATAGATTATGGGCTTTTACCGATGCTGATGGTAATGTTATTGAAAAATCCGCTCAAGGGCTTGACGAATCTAAATCAGCGGTTCTGTTAGAAGCTCCTTCAGGAGCTGTCAAAGCTATATTTAGCAGTTATGTGGCGTATCCATTGACTGTCTCTAAAAATGGAATGTTTACTCAAATTTTATCCAATAAAAGCCATCTTAGTAGAAAACGTGCAGCATTTTGTGGTGATTCTATTATGATTGGTCAGGACAATAAAGAATCAGTTAAGAGTTTGACATACTATATATCTAAGAAAACTAATTTGAAATGTACAAATTGGGCTAAAGGCGGATCTGTTATATTATATCCATTTTACACGGGGAATGCTTATAGCATATATTGGCAACTCACTCAAGTCGATAAAAATAGTGATTATATTATTCTCCAAGGCGGAGTAAATGGGGTTAATTTAAATGACTCAGGCAAGCCTAATTATGCTCCTATGGGTAGAATTACTGAGGGTTTTGATGAAGAATTGCAATTGAATACACAAATAGGATGTTTGGAGGCAATCTGTAGATATGCAATAACACAATTCCCCGGTAAGAAGATAGGTTTCATCATAACTTATGACATTAGCAATTATGAATATTGGAGAGATAAGGTTGTAAAGTTTAAAGAAGTATTAGATAAGTGGGGAATACCTTATTTAGACTGGAGACATAGTGGAATTAATTTGGCATCCTATGACATAAGAGCTATATATGGAGTCGACACTTGGAGTGAATATGAGGAGTATAGTAACAAAAAAACTTATAAAACTGATGATAAGGTTATTTATCAATCTAAAGCTTACAAAGCCAACCAAGACATTGACTCTCCCGAGGAATGGGACTCGTCTAAATGGACTCTCATATCATCTGACAGGTATGACGGTTGGCATTGCAATTCTCTTGCTTATCAGCTGTTGGCAGACAAGACAATTAAATGGATGGAGTCTTTGTAGTTCAGTATAGTAACTGGAAAAGTTTTTTTAATAAGAACTGGCGCAGTCTGCCTCTGCGCCAGTTGGCTTATGTCTTAATGTACTTCCATATACTCCGGAGAGCAGGTATCAGTCCAATCCACTAAACTTCCGTAGGAAATTGGCCTCCGGAGAGCCCGATTATTACCCATATTACAGGAACTACAGCAAAAAGAAAATCTAGGGTATCAAACACAAACCGCCCTACCTCTTTGATAGCGTTAGGCTGGGCATTATCACGCCCAACCTAACATTTAATTTTATTCTTTTTCATGAATTGAAAATTTTATTATAAATATTAAATCGCACCGTTTTGTTTTACGTCAACCGGCTCTTTGCTGACGATAAAGAAAGTGTTGCAAATATAGCGATTTGTTCATGAATGTAAAATATTTGCATGGAATTTATTATCTTTGCATCGCACATAGCGATGTGCATCAGGATTTGGACGGTTCCGATATAATTTCGGACCGTCCTTTTTTGTTTTCACACTGGTTGGTCTTGTGTATGTTTATTCAATATGTGACAAGGGCGACTGTCTTTCCCAAATTGCCGCCCTTCCTGTTCAATAATGATTAGTAATCAGGTATAACAAAGGTATATAAAGATATAAAACAATCTTATTAAAAATAATCGGTAATGTAAAATCTTGTGATTTATGTTGTAAATTACAATTATATGCGTATTTTTGTGCAAAAAATATAAAGTATATGAAAAGGTTGGTTATAGCCTCATTGTTTCTGCTTCCTTTTTTTGCGGCAGGGGTGGGGATGACATCATGCGGTGATGCCGCTAAAGTGTATATTTGTACAGGTCCGAAAGCCAGGGTATATCACAAGACGGACGAATGCCGTGGGCTGGACAGATGTTCGGGAGATGTGAAATCCGTAAGTCTTGAACAAGCTAAGGGTATGGGCAGGAGAGAATGTCGAATATGTTATAAATGAAGAATATCATGAGTGATAAAACGTATCGGATTGTTAAAGTTGTAATAATGATTATTGCATTGGTCTTGGGGTTTTTATATGTCCTTAATGGACGTTATGTACGTGTTTCTGAAAATCGTATTATTGATACGTGGACAGAGGAATATTATAATGTACGGAGTACTGAAGTCATAAAAATAAAACGCTAATATTAACATAAATGAAAGAGAAATTAAATCCAATCCTAAAATGGTTATTGGTTATTTTTGTCATAAGACATGTGATAAACATACCTCAGCAATTAATAAAAGTAAATTCTGGTCTATATGATAATGATATATGTTATGTAACAATAGGTTCCAGTATAATAATGATAGCGATATTGATAAATATATTAAGAATTAAAAGGGATGCATTATCTTTCTTTTTTGTTTTTCAATACATCAATGCTATAGTGATCGGTGATATGGATCGCGGGGATTATTTTATGCCTGTTATCGTCGCAACACTTTTTTCTTGTATAATGGTAGCGTTGTTATTCTTGAAAAAAGACGGTGTTTCCGGTTGGGAATTATTCTATCCTCCTCAAAAATGATAATATACCTAATAAAAGATTGATAAAAATTTTTTATCAATACATTGTGAATAAAAAAATTATGTCTTTGATTATTTCCATAGTTATATCAATTATATCTATGACTTTATTTTCGTGCATCTTGGTTCTTGTAGGACAAGAAGGTACTTTGTTGCAATTCGTTTTTATTGGATTGACAGTGTATATTGGAAAGTATTCATATTCACGTCTTATTGATCACTATTTCAGAAAGCAGTAACTTTGGGTTGTAGTTTTGCATTGAAAATGTTGGTTTTGTAAACTTGCCGTAATAGTTTCATCTTTGCATCACGTAACAAGTACCAGATGTTATAGATGATTGATTATTCTGCCAAGAGTGGCGTTTAATATATCTTTATCCGTAATAGCTAGCACCTATTACGGATATTTTTATTTGTTTAATCTTTAAAACAGCAGAACGATGAGAGTAAATTTATTGAGGATCTGATAGCAGAATCTACCGAAGAGGGTTTAGGGCAAAATTGCCCTAAAATTGATAATCAAGTAGTTAAGAAAAGCAATATTACCAAATTCTTGTTTCACAAAATTATGGAGCAAATTAGGGTGGAAACAATAAGGTAGAATACGCTCTTTCCATTGATATGGCAAAAGAGCGATCTATAGTAGATACTGACACAATTGGTGTATGTTGTTGATGTGTTTCTTGCGTCACTTATATAATAGCCTCATCTTTGCCATACTGAGAAAAATTTATTGTTTAATTTTTTGGGCTTTATAGAAAAAGAATGTATATTTGCAATACCTTACATAATATCCAATGGCGAGCGGAAGCCTGCCCAAACATATTGCAGGCATTTTTTATGCTTGTTTGTAAAGCGTTGCAATATATACTTATTGCGGCTGTCACCCCCGTGTGGAGAAGTTAATGCTCTCCCTGCCTTTGGATAGGTGTAAGGTAACGGGACAGGGCAGCCGTTTTTTACTTGCCTATAATGCCATTAAAACCTTATATATCCATGGCAGATTTAGTATTTCAAAACAGTAATGGTAATGATGTTACTACTTCTTTAATCGTTGCACAAGTGTTCGGGAAAGAACACAAAAATGTAGTGAGAGATATTGAAAACCTCTCATGTTCAGAAAATTTTAATCGGCTCAATTTTGAGCGCATTACCTACAAGGATGCACGAAACAGAGAACAGACCGCATACGAAATGACCAAAGACGGTTTCAGCTTCCTTGTCATGGGGTACACGGGCGCAAAAGCTGGAGAGTTCAAGGAAAGGTTCATCAACGAGTTCAACAGACGGGAATTCTTGCTAAAGGATGATGATTACATTTTAATGCGTTCCCAGCAGATTCTACAAAAACGTTTGGAAGCGTCTGAAGAGAAAATCAAACAACTTGAATCCCAAGCCGAACAGCAGCAGGAAACTATCGAACTCCAACAGCAAGAACTTACACAATCCGCTCCGAAAGTCAGCTACTACTACAATCACTTGCAGAGTGTGAACACACAGACGAGTACACAAGCCGCCAAGCAGATAGGAATGGACGCTGAAAAGCTTCACAAGAAGCTGAAAGAAATCGGAATCATTTACCGGCAAAGCGGACAGTGGATATTACATGCACCTTATTCCACTTGGGGGATGCACTCTACCCGTACACAGACGTACACACGTTCGGACGGTTCTATAGGGACAAGTGTATATACTGTATGGACACAGAGAGGTGTGCGTTTCATCATAGCCCTGTATGAAAACGGTTGGAACGTGAAGAAAGCTATCAAGCAAATAAAAGGTGAGCTGAATCCAGCCGCGTAATTTGAATTTTACTTATTAATTAATCCAATGTATTCCCCGTCTTGCTTATGGCAGCGGGATGGTTCGTCACACCCCTAATAGTTGTGATTTGCAACCGTTACAATTAATTTAAAATGAATTTTATTATGAACAACAAGGATATTGAGGAAATGAAGAAACTGGTTCTTATGGTGCTGGAGGAGAACAGGATATTGCGTGAGATGCTTGCCAAGGAGTGGGAGCGGGGAGGATGTCATGCTCCCATGACTCTGAGCAAAGGAGGAAAGTGATAAAATCAGTTATAAAAGTTGGCGTTTACATTGTGATTGCCAACTTTTTTTTATAGCTTTGCATAAAAAGTATGCAGAATGGGAAATTTCATCAGGCAACAGGAAGAAAAGAAGGAAGTGAAGGAAAAGGATAAAACCAGACGTGAAAGACTGGCCGGATATTTCTTCGATTTGTCAAAACTTTCATTTGCAGGTCTTGTTATAGGAGTTGTAATACCATTATATTCAGATTTATCAAATGAAAATAATTGGTATTCTATATGTACTGGAATTCTATTAACGATCATTTCGGCGGTTTTCGCCAATAAAATATTAAAATAATATTAATATGAATGCATTAGGTTTTATTTTTACGGTAGGAATTGTTGTGGTAGGTGGTATATACCTATGGACTTTTACAAAGCCCGGGAAAAAATGGCTTAAAGATTTATAAAGACAAAAGCACTCGGAATGGGAAATTTCAGCAGGCAACAGGAGGAGAAGAAGGAAGTTAAGGAGAAAGAGAAAACAAGCCGGGAAACCCTTGGAAAGTTCTTCTACGATCTGGGTAAAACATCATTTACTGCCATGGTAGCAGGTGGCGCGGTTTCTTTTTTCACAGACTCTGGCAATGATGATTATTGGGGACTTTTAATAATTGGAGCATTCTCTACCATTGTGTTTGCTTATATTGGATATAAAATAATAAGGAGGTAATTTATGGAAGGTTTATTGATTGTGCTTGGTGGTTCTGGAATATTAGCCTTTTTCTTTGCTATATGGTTAAATACCCGGAAAGGCAAGAAATGGCTAGCAAATCTATAGTGTACTTTTCATTGGAAATAGGAGGTTTATATGGATATGCTTGCTATGACTTATATAATAGGAACTGTTATCGGAGTAGTCTTTCTTATATGGTTATACACAAAACCCGGTAGAAAGTGGCTAAAGAGCTTGTAGTATACGCTACTAATATGTTAAGTTTAGAAGTTTATAACTACCCAAAATATTTGGTAATGGATGTGGTAACAGATTTTATCATTGAACGATTAAAGAAGCTTGATAATATGTTCAAGGGTATTTCTATTAAATATGCGTTTGACAGCATGACTGATTTTCATATAATTGAGATATCCCCGGAAAATATCAGAAGAAGAGATGATGAATACATAAGGTGGGAGCTCGATATGTGGAATGATTTCTTTGCCATGTTCCCAGATGAGGATTTGCTTATTTCGGAGTCTTGTGAGTCTAATGATATGCATAATGTGTTATTTAGCAATATTCCATCTGCCTATGGACTTTTACAAAGTGGGGGCTTAAAGAATTATGATAGCGTGTGAAATAAGAAATAATATGGATGCATTGACAACGATTTTTTTTAATAACTAGCGTCATAGGTTCCGCATTGGTTATTTGGTCACACACCAAGTCTGGCAAGAAGTGGTTGGAAAACTTGTGATAGATATAGCAGAATATATTAAAAGAACCGGACTTATCTCCAAGTCCGGTTCTTATGTAATCAGCTGAATAGAACAGGTCAATTTATTTCATCAGTAACTTCCTGCTTTCCATTGTTATTTTCGCTTTTAAATCCGTTATTTCCTTTTCCAAAGTTTTATCGTCCGGATTATTTTTTAATTTTTCCTGTTTACGTCTCAACTTTTTCAATTCTTTTTTGAAATATCTAATAAAGTCTTCTTCCCCGTTGGATTTCAGCCGTTCCAGTTCGTCACGATATTCAGTCCGTCCTTTCTTCACAAATTCCTTATATCGGTTCCTTTCACTGTTCATGCGGTTGTATCTGTTTTCGTATTCCCGGAAATCCCGATTGATAGCGGATGAAACAGTACGTTCATCTGTTCCGCTGAAAAATCGTGGTACTATCGGCAATTGTCTTATGAGATCTATATTCTCTTCATTGCCTGTAGCTGCATCAACTGCTATTGCGGACGCATTGGCTATGTTCTTGCCTATTCCTCCCAAGTAACTGGTAAAAAGATGTTGCATATAAGCCGGATTAATCCATGCGTTGTTCAACCATCCTCTTTTGACCTCATCACCTCCGCTCATGTCATTGAGAGCTTCGGATATGGCTATGAAACCGGGATTTACTCCTTTGTACACACGCTGATATTCGGGAATGAATTTGTTGTATTCTGTGCGTTTGGCTATTGGTCTGCCTGTGAAATCCTTATTAAATGCAATATCCATTATCGGAGCAAGTAAATCCGGCGCAATACCTTTCAGCAGATCTTCCGGTCCTGATTCCTTCTCTGATTCAGATATGAGATTAATAAAACCTATGGCACTTTGTATTTGTGCTAAGGTGGAAAGTCCTGCACGTTCAGGGGTGATACGGCTGTTAAGAAGTGAATAAAGGATATCTCCCATACCATAAATCTCACGGAAGAAGGGTGGCAGAGGGATTTTTAAATATCCATCTCCAATGTACAGCATTAGGTTGTTTCTGCGAGCATAGTCGTTCTGCTTCCAATAATCATCCTTGTCATCTCCACCAGATGCGCTTACCAATATCTCGTTTAACATGGGGATCATCATACCGGAAGCCATTATGGTTGCCAACAGGCTATAAAACCTTTTCTGATGTTCTTTCCGCTTCTGCCATAACTGGTATTGTCCCTGTATGCTTGGATTGAAGAATAAAACCCAATGTCCTAGGATGGATGCAATGCCTGCCCAGAACTTGTTCTTTCCTTTTCCTAAAGATCCTTTCTTATTAAAGTTGACAGTGATGTTTTTTGCGACATCCACAGATTCTTCTATGCTCATTCCGCTTTTTCGTGCCGACATATATGCGTTGAAACGGTTCACATCCTCCACTATCCGGTTTGCCGTCTGAAACCAGTCTGCCAGCATGTAAATGGTTTCCGTTCCGGACCGAACCATCTTTTTCAGTCCTTTTAGCTCTTCCAACTGTTTGTTGTATTCCTTTTTATAATCCTCCAATGTATGGATGGCCGTATATCCTGTCTCTCCGCCATATTTCAGAAATTCTTTAAAATATATATCTTCTTCCGTGTTTCCGACCTTGCCGGTTATTCCCCGGAATACGGCGTTGAAACTTTTGGGAGTATTGAAGACAAACCGACCTGCGGCCAATATCCCTTTGTCCAGATAGATCATATTGGCCGCATGGATGGAGTCCCTGACAAAATTGGCTACGGCGAAGTCTGGATTGTTGCTGGTAAGTCCTCCGGCATAGAACCGTTTCACGCTCTTGTAGAATTCGGCCAGCCAGTTAGCATCCGATTCCGCGCTGGTCAGCCCGTTCAAGGCCTGTGCGGCTCTCGGATCCCCATTTATGTAAATGTTGTATTCCTTGCCGTTTATCATGACGGGAACGATGTGCTCTTTTTTTTGACTGGGCTTCATTTTCAGCTCCACTCCAAAAGGAAGCCTTCCTCTCCATACTTGATCACCTCTCTTTTCTGCTTCCTTCATCTTTTTTTCAAAATCATCCAGTTTCTGCGCTATCACTTCCGGAGAATCATCATTTTTGATATCCGGCATTATTTCCTCTACGGATCCGTCAGATTGTCTTGAGAACCAGGCGTCAGTGAAAGTGGCCAAAGTATTGGGACGGTTTACAATGAAATTGAAAAAACGTTGTTTCATCCTGTTGCGGTTCCCTCTTACAATGGCGGATTGGGCCATAGCCGCGATGGTAGCGATAGGGTTATTCGCTATGGATTTTCTGCCTTTCGTCTTTTTCTGATTGTTCTGTATCGGAGAGTCTTTCCGATTGTAATCGAACACTTGTTCCGCGGTAGTTTCTTCCCATCCGCGTAGAGGTACATAATATCTCATCATGTTTTTTACCTCATTGTATATCTCACGGGACATTAATCCGCTTTCATATTCCTTACGCAGCGTCTCGCCAGTAGCGGCATTTATTTTCTCCCACAAGGTCTCAATGGCATTTTCCCCGGCTTCCGACTCTAGGGAAGAAACCAGATTTTCTGCATATTTTTTGAAATCTTTCTTTATTTTCTTCTCCTCTTTCTCATATTCCTTTTCAGTTATGTCTCCATTATCAAGTTTTTTATCCAGTTCTTCTTTATGCGGTTTAAAGACCAGACCTTCCAGTCCCGAATAATCCTTGTCCGCTTTCAAAGCGTCTTTATGGTCTTCTTCTGCCTTGTCTTTCAAAGTATCATACTGTTCCTGTGTGATGCTTTTCTCCTTCAGTTTTCCGTCCAGTTCTTCCATCGTCTCATCATATGCTTTATCCGCATCCCTTTTCTTAAATACTTCGTTTCTTTCAAGACCACTCTTTGCTAGCAGGTACTCTTCCAGCCGTTCTCTTCCATAAAGGTCTGACAACTTCTTGACTTCCTCCATGAGTGGTTCGAAGAAGTCTTTCATGTAGTTTTCGTTATCCACTTTGTTTATACTGCTCAGACGGTTCTCAGCTGTATAGGCGTTTTCATAGGTCCTTGCTTTATTGCCTGTTTGTTTCTCAATCAGATCCATCACGACTTTTAGTGAGAGCATACTATCTTGGAACGCTTCCTGAAAACCGAATGAGCCGGATTTTATAATATTATTGTATTCCTCGTTTAATCCCGGTTCTTTCCTGAATAGGATACCTTCATCAAGTCTTGGAATGTTCCCAGTGCTTTTGCTTGGCCTTTCTTCCGGTCCTATATTGGATGTGAAAGTTTCTTTACGGTTCATATCAAACTCACCAATTCCTAGCTTTGAACGCATGACGGTTTCCTTTGCCACATCAACGGGATAGTTTGACTGTCTTAGTCTGTTGTAGCTTTCATAAAGGATGTATCTCAACTCATTGTCCGTCAGTTCAAATCCCAAATTCACTTTCACTTTACGGAGCATGTCTATGAAGAAAGCCTTGATTCGTGCCCATAAGGACTGCTCCGCAAAGGTAGCCGGTCCGCGTTCGGACAGGTCTGCCATATATTCCTCAGTTGCTGTACGGATGGATATGTTCTCATTTTCTGCCATTCGGTCGATAGTCTGTCTGATTGATGGTGCGGCATTGTTGTACACATTCTCAAGGAAGGTGTCGAAGTCCTTTCCGAACAGCTCACGCAATCCCTTATGTGCCACCGCCTCATGGAATACAGTCGCTTGTGCGTCCTCCACGGAGGTTGTGTTCGGCATATAGAGATACACTTTGTTCTCCTTTGGCGAGTACCATCCTTTGATATTGGCTCCCGATTCGATACGTCTGCGTGCCTCGCCTTGTGGAAGCTGGTCTGCGGAAGTGATTTTTTCTATAGGTGTATGAAGAGATTCAGAAAGTTCATCCACTACTGTATTCATGGGAGCAGGAACAGAAGCATAAGCTTCCAAAGCGTCGTTTATAAATATCTGGTCTTCTCGTGCTATATCTTCCGTTTCCGAAGCAAGAGTATTGCGGCGTTCCTCAGGTGTCATATTCATACGGGATTGTACATTACGTGCTTCAACTTCACCTGAAAGTTCATTGTATCTGTCGTTTTCTCCACCAAGTCCAAATTTTTCAATAAGAGATTGATACTCATTATAAGCATCCTCATATCCCTCTTTATCATAACCTCGCACCCAAAGATTGAATCCCTTATCAAAAGCATTACGGCTGGGGATAAAGCCATCCCCAAACTCGAATCCATCTGAGTGATATTCATTTACCAAAGCATTATAAACATCCATCTGTGAAGCGTCTTCTCCAAGTTCCTCACGCTTGTCAGCAAACTCTTCAATCATAGACCAGGCATCGCGCTTTTCTTTTAATGCGTCAAGGTGTTTTCTATAAGTCATACTGTTTCCACCACGGGCGAATCCTTCAATTGATTGTATGGCATGCTGTACCTCATGCGCTAAGATACTACGGAAATCCGCCCTGTCTAGAACAGACTCATTCACACGTATCAAGTTTTGGCTTCCATAATTAGTTGCTCCTGTATTGCTTGTGGGGGCGTTGTATATCTCCACGCGTATCTGCTTCAACTCCGGATAAGTCTTAAACAAATTCTCATCCTTCACATAATCGTCAAGATAACGCACGTCGTTCGCTTCGTATGTGGCGCGAAGTTCTTCTGCCTTTTCTGATAATTCATCAAAACGGGCTGCTTCTTCTTCCGTCAGCTCTACTCCATCAAACAGTTTGTCGCTTAGCGCATCATACTCTTTGCCCCATGACAGGTTGGACCAAAGTCTGTTTTTTCGCGCAAGTCCTTTCGGATCAATCTCGAAATCCTCCACTTCATATCTCCATTTTCCGTCAGCCCCACGTTCCCAACCTGTAGCCTGCTTGATTTTCCTAGCATTTTCTTTTTCATTTGTTTGGAGAATCGAAAGCAAACGCTTATCTTTGACATCAGATAAAGGCGAGTTACCATCTATTCCAGCTTTTTGTATTGTTGGGGCAATGGATAGTAATTTGCCTTTCTCTATGTTAGTCAGTTTGTGGTCATAATACCGTTCTCCATTGTTTTGATTGGCGATAACAGCTTTCACAGTATAGTCAACACCGGCTATTTTCAATCCACATACATAATAAGAGAATGATTTTACACCGGGATATTTCTCCAAATCTTCGTTGGCAAGTTCTTCAATGAAGACGGAGTTTTCAATAATCTGAGGTACGGCTGCGATAGATTGCAGATGTTCTACATCCTTATAATCATGCTGCAATATTTCACGAATACCTCCCCGACTATTGCCTCCTGTCACAGAGATAATAGCTCCCGTATCTTTATTGATATATTCTCCACGTAATGACTTTCCATATTCCAACGCATTTTTTTTGTACTGTTTCAAGTCATCGCTCGGTTCTATCTCTTTACCCGTAATCTCTATCGGCTCACTCTTCCGCAGCTTCTCAATGCGCTCTTTCTTCGTATTGAAAGCGGATTCCATCTCTCGTGCCACATTCAGGTTATCAAGGCGGGTAGTTGCTTCCTCTGCCTTATCCAGTTTGGACGCGCCTTCCTCTCCAATAAAACGATATCTTACATCCGCTTTTCTTGCATTGAATCGCTTGGAAGGAGGAATAACATTACCTTTGTCGTCACGGGTTATCAGGTCATTCAGTTTTCGGTTGTTTTTTGTATTCTTGTAGCGGTAATCGCTCCTGTCATCATATCCCCATTCGTTGATATCATTCCCGTCCCAATATAGATTTTCAGCCGGTACTTCTTCCTTCATAATTCTGTAATTGCCGTTTAAGGCATGTTCTCCATGAACTTTTACATAGGATTCAGACAGGGAAACCCAGTCACCGTTTCTTACCTTTCCTTCTTTCAATGATTTTGGAACGGCACGATAGATGGTAACGGTCGGTTTTTCTCCTTTGTCAATGGCAGACAATGCTTCATTGATTGCGGCGGCACTTTCATTTCTGTATTGATCCCTGTTCATGCGAAGCTGCTCATTAAAGGATTCGCGTATCTGATCTTTGTTTGCGGCAATGTCGACCATGTTTTTATCAATACCTTCCTCATCATAAGAGGGGGCGCGGTGTGCCATTCTGAATTCATCGGCGGAAACATAACCGTTTCTTCGTGCGGATTCGTTTATGATATCACGCATACGGGCTTCATTATTTTCTTCCATAGCCTTGAAATAGGCCTCATCCATCTCTTCATCCGTCATCAGTTCAAATTCCTTTAGACGCTTCTTTTCCGATTCGGCTTCCTCCTCCGCACGTTTACGGGCGGCTTCCATCATGTTACGGGCTTTCATTTCCTCTTGCACATATTCATCTCTCAAGGCATCCACATCACCGAACTTTTCATACAGCTCTTTTTTGATCGGAGAAAAAACTTTTACGAATTGCCCTAATGACAGGTTGGAGTTCTGGAGACGCACATCTCTGCTGATTGATTTGAAAGCATAACTTGCGCCACCCAGATTTTTCATTTTCATGGATTGTGCGTACTTTTTTATATCGTCTTCATTAAGGTTGTGCTTGTTGGCGAAAGAGCTTATCTCCTCATTTCCAACCTCGCGAAATCGGATATCACTTCCCTCAGAAGCAAGTATCTCATTGCTTTCGTCATTCATTGCGCGTAAGCCGGAATATTCAGCTTCAAGTTCCTGCTGTTCCTGGTTCAGTTCCTGTTGCTCGGAGAAAACAGCGTCTCTCTCAACGGAGTCATTTCCGGCTTCTACCAGAATATCCTCCAGTTCTATCTTCCTGTCCTCTATTTCGGCCAGTCTTGTTTCTATGTCCTTCATTCTGTCCGCATTGGCGGATTCTATGGAAGGTGCAAGTTGCACAGGATTTACGCTCTTGTATTCAGAGAACGGCTTTGTCTTTCTTACAGAAGAATCAATCCATTTATAGAACTCATCCTTCGTTACTTCTGTAATGGCACTTATTCGGTTTTCCCAACCAGGAGAATAGTTTGCAAGATAAGAGGAACGTGCCTCATTCATAGATGGAAAACCGTACATCACCTTACTTTCGTCAAATTCACCTTTTTCATTGAGCTGGTCCACGACAAATACATTTCCTTCGGATGGATTGTCAGACAGGAATATATCTATATGGTCACCGTCCACGGCTTTCGTGCCACGGATATAGCCGTAGTCGTTGTTCATGGTAATGCTCCATTCCTGTCCGTTGGCATCCCTCCCGCTACGGACAGAACCTTTGGGATTCTCGATGGTTACATCGTACCCGTCAATCTTGACATGACCTTTCTTGTAGTTGCCGGCCTCCTTTTGCGCTTCAGTAGGAGAGGTGTCCACCATTTCGCGCGCTTCCGCGATATGGTCTTGTGTTGTATTTTGTTTAGTACCAGATAAAATATTAGCTTTGTGAATGGAAAGTTCGCCTTGAAGAGCAGCTGTGTCATTCTTCTTGCCTTCGGGTTTTATTTCTCCTGCTCCGCTTTCAGTTTTTCCATTTCCTGTTTCATCAGATAACTGCTGATTACCCTCAACGCTTCCCTTTGTCCGTCCGCTCCGTTCGCCAGATTGCGTTTCAGAAACTTTTTCTCTATCTCGGTCATAGCCTTCTTCGCTTCTGGGAGAAGGGCGATTATCTCTTTGTGACTCATCATCCGTAATTTCATCTGTACTCTCTGATAAGCCAGTTCGGTCATTTCTTTCTTTTCCATTGTCTATGGTTCCTTTGGTTTCTACAAATGTATTGATAAATTCGATGTACTCATCTGATTTTTTAAATTCTTCCACCAAATGTGGCATTTGTTCCATAGATGCTGTAATAGCATCCTGTAATTTCTGTAAATTCTCATAGCTCATACCGTATTCTTCCCATGAGGCATTTTCCATTGCTTGCAGGACGGCTTCTTCCTCGGCTGCACGCTCTCGTTCCGCTATGGTTTTGCGGTTCTCTTTGATGTAATTGGTCACTTCCCCTTTGGTATTGACTTGTGCGAGCATATTGATGATTGCGTCACGTCCTGCGTTAGGGTCATTCTGATTAAAGAAACCTGTTCCGTTCTCGCGGTCTGTCTGCATCAGATATTCACCTGCTTCCTGTATGGTCACTCCTCCTTTGTCTGCGGACGCAAACAATCCGAAAAATTTCTTTACCTCATCTTTCCCGAATCCGGTTTCATCGGAGAATGAAGACTGGAGCAGACGGATGTTTCCGTTCGCCAGTTGTTGTGCGGCCAGTTCCTCTCCGTTCATTGGTTCTTCCATGGAAAGGATTTCTTCCGCAATGGCATCACCAGGCTTTTCTCGTAAGGATCTGATTTGCCGTTTCACTTCATCCCAATAGTCAATACGTTGCCGTTGTTCGTCTTTCAGAACTTGCCAGTCTTTTTTTGCTTGCACATACTTGGCCTTGTTTGTTCCCATCTTCGGTGCTTTGTCTTCCAGCTTTGCAAGCTGGTCTACAGCTTCCTTTCGGTTTAAAGAGATGAATTTGTCCACCTCTTCCGGTTCCAGCGTCCCGTCATTCAGGTCGGCAATGGTAGCCTCTACAGGAGCTTTGTGATAAATGGGGTTGCCTTTTTTGTCTACAGGAATAAGACTCTCTGATTTTTTCGCATCAGCAAGAATTTGCTCCACTCTTGAGGCGGATCCTTGTCTCATGCTTTCTTCTTCCGAGGACAAGGGATCACCGTTTTTAATCTTGTTGGCAATCCTTTCCACAGTTTCGTCACTTACATTTCCTGTGTTCACATAGTCGTCATATTCGGATAAAGGCTTTTCTTCTCTTTCTTCCTGGGTCTTGCCAATGTCTTTTCCTGAATCATTCAGTTTCTGGGTGTCATATAAAGACTGTTTATAGGTATAATAATCGTCTTTAGTGATAGGGCTTCTACCAACTTCTCTGTCATTATCATCAACCCAGGTAACCATGATTCCATTTACGTCGTTCACATCGCTGTCAATAGTTCCTCTCATGCCATTTATTATCACTTCTTCTCCTCCCTGTGGTACAAGAGACAGAACTTCGGGGCTAAATCTTGAGGCTAATCTTTCAGATTCAATGTTTTTGTCAATATCGGCATATTCCTGCCGTATGGAAGCTTTGTCCGCATTGTCTTTCATCAGACTCAGTTGCTCGTCGTTAACTGTAATCGGTTCTTTCATTCCTTCCATAGCAACAATCCAATTGCCAGATTGATCCTGTCCGATTACAGATGCGGTGGCAAGATTACCGTTATTATCCATTATGTTGAAGGATTGTCCGATGGACGTAGGTTGCTGTTCCATAATTCCTGCATCAATTTGATAACTTTCTAGCATTTGAGTGAGAATTTCATTACGGTCGTTATAAGAAAAAGACATATTGGCATCCGGTTTGATTGCCGTTGCGTTATCCATATTGAAGCTACTATATACAGGACCTGTCTTTCCATTTTCTAAAGGAACTATCATGAGAGTTCCTCCTGATATTGTCATTTCCCCGTTTGGTCCCAGTCCATTTACCACAACTCCGTAACTGTGCTCTTTGTCTCCGAATCTTCCTAACGGGATAGTGACAACCTGTCCTTGGGGAGACATTTGCTGGACTTTAACTGCCGCCTGTTCATATTCGGGAGCATGAGCCTCATCCAATGCGTCCTCAACCGCATCATGACGGTCTTTCTGCCGCAAGTAGTCCGTAGCCAGACGTCTGGTCTCTTCGTCCATGACATCCAGCATTTCCACACGTTGGGCGTCATTGGCACCGGCAAGCGCATCTATGGCTTCATCATCCAGTACGGATGAAAGGCGTTCACGGGAAACTTCCTCACGGAGGACTGTCGTGCGCATGGCTACCGGATCATGAGTTGTATAGATATCCGTTCCCTCTTCCTGCGCTGCCGTGCGCTTTTCGGACTCTTCACGGGTCTGCTCTTCTGTAATGTCCTCCATGGCATTGTTCTTCGCAATGTCAAACGCATATTCTATCTCGGCCTTTTTCTCTTCCTTGCTGAGGCTACCGTCATTCATGGTTTCTTTGATGAAAATCCTTATGTCGTTATTGCCACGTTCTTTTGACATACGTTCCAGTTCGGACAGTTTCTCCTGTTGTTCTTTGGTCATGTTTCCGAAAGCCGCATTCATCTTCTGGCGGTGTCTTACCCTTTCAGCCCCCATGCTTCCAAGTCCTAATAAGCCGAAAGCGACGGAAGTGGGAGCCAGTCCAAGGAATGTGTCTATATTGTTGTCAAGGTCTGTGGCTTCTTCCAAGGTCATTTCACCTAACGGGACATTTGCAAGATTATTATACACCTCTTCCATATATTCTTCGGGTAGCCCGTGGAACTGCGCTTTTTTTGCTGCTTCTTTGAAAGTAGGGTTGTCCTTTATTTCCCTGTATAGCTTACCGGCCCTGCTGTTTGTTATATATTTCATGAATTCATTTGCGCCACCGGGGACGGACTCTTCCACATTCTTCCATATTCCTTTGCCCAGTCCTTTGAATGCGTTGAAAATCATCTCGGATTGGTTCTCAAGAAAAGTGGAAGCGATTGATTTGCCGATGGCTTTACCCATATCCATTCCTCCTTCACGTCCTTTATAGGTCAGATTTCCATCCTTATCAACATCAAACAGAATATTTCCCATCATTCTGTCTTGTGCTCCTGCTGCGACACGTGCCAGTCCTGTGCTCCCTTCCATTCCTGCTGCGGCCAAAGCGTCTCCGGCAAGACGTGCCCCCATTTTTGACATCCCTTTTTTCATGGCGGACGCGCCGAATTTCTTCATACCGTATTTTAGAATGCTTTTGGCTATTCCCTCACCTGCCGCCGATATCGGGTTTATGGCGAATTCCAGCATGAACGGGATACTGGCTCCTGTGGTTTGTCCAGCCTTGTATCCTCTTCCCAAATCGGAGGAATAATAGGCGTTGACCGCCATGTTGGTGACAGCGGCGTCAAGCAACTTCTCTTCAGAAGGTGAGAGCTTTTCTCCTTTATCCGCTTTCTCCACCACATTCTTCAGACGGATGCCGCCTATCATGTCGGATATGCCTAAAGTCCATTGTTTGGGATCAAATGCGGTATCGGCGAAACCACGCGCTAGACCGCTAAAAAAGTTTGTTTTTCCTTTCTTCCCGGCTTCCTCTATAATATTGTTCGATTCATCAATAAGGTTTTTCGCTCCTTCCAGATAACTCCTTTCTCCTCTGTACTGTGCTAATGTAGGATCCTCCCTCGTATTCATTTTGGCATTCACCATCGCATTACCGGAATCGTTTCTTAGTATTTTCTTTTGTTCGGTAATCTTTTCCTCTATGTCATCAAGGTCTTTGTTTACTTCATTGGTCAGGGTGTTAAGATGGGAACCTACACTCTTTTTGGCAAATCCGGCAAGCTCACGCTTCATGTCCGTACCATAACGTGATGTTATCTCTTTATTGTATATGTCCTGATATGGTTCTAACTCCTTGCTTATGACCTCTCCGTAGGCCTTTTGGAACGCTTCGTTTGCTTTTTGGTTGAGTTCGTTCCCCTTATATTGTTGTGACAGCTTCCTGTATTCGTCTGAGGCAAGAAACCGGTTGGCATATTTGTCTTGAATCTCCTTCTGTATTCCGGCCATTTCTTCCGAAAGCTGTCTTCCTCTTTCTGTCAGGGCGAACCGGTCACGATAGTTGTTGTATACATCATTCATGGACGATATGGAACGCGGGGTATATTCCTTGTCCAAGCGGCTTTCTTCTTCAACTGTAAATAGTTTGTCCAATTTTCCTTTGTCCATATCTACTTTCAATCTTTCTCCCAAATTTATCGGAGAAAATTGATATCTAGCTGAAACCTCCGCTTTGTCTGACTCCATTTGCGATGTGGAGGGGGTGATAAACTGAAAGTTGTCTTTTGAATGTATTTGTTCACGTAAGCCGGGACGTGTGCTGGGATTATAGTTTCTCATGTCAAAAATCCTATCCGCTTCCTCCTGTGTTCCGACACCACCTGAATATGTTTTTGAAATAGGGTCATATCCGTTGCCTGTTTGAGAGTAATCAGACTTTGGGGCTTGAGGGGTGTTGTCAGCTTGTTGTATTTGTACTGAGGCCCCAATTGGTTGCATGAATTGATTAAAGTCTTCATATGAGTCAGAGTATCCGGTCTTATCTCTTAATACGTCATATACTCTCTTTCTGGCTTCCTCATTTTCATCCATGAATTTGTTAAAGTCTTCATATGAGTCAGAGTATCCAGTCTTATTTTTTAACACGTCATATACTCTCTTTCTAGCTGTATTATTATCTTGCATGATTCATGTTATTTTAATGACCAACTATTATTCTCATTCAATGACCATGATTCGTTTTCCGGTTGTGAAGAGGAATTGAACGCTTCTCCACTTTTTACTTTTTGTTGTTTCCCATAAATAGAGAGAATATAATCTCTCATGCCTTTTATGGATCTGGGGCGTTCATCTGGATCAAGGCCGAATGTTTTTTCCAAATCGTTATACATAAGTGCGACATCTTCATTTTTATTCAGGTCATAGGCTCTTGTACTGCCGGAAAAACCTTTTTTCCCACTTATGCGATATGAAGGATATTTATTTTTGCCATCTTTCTTTTGAGAATCATTATCTATTCTCATTAGACTGATTCCCTCTGTGACTTTATTATGCCTTTCGACTTCCGCCTGTTTAGCGGCGTTTTCTTCCGCCTTACGTCTGGATTCGGCCGCTTTTGCAGCCTGCTCGGTTTCAAACTTATATGTGTTCCAGTTGTATTCCCGTTCGGCTGCGGCCTGTTGTGCCTTCCATCGGTCTTGACGGGCCTGCTCTACATCTATTCTCGCCTGTTCAGCTCTGTCACGTGCGATTGCTCCTATATAGTCCTGATAATTCTGACGTGCCAGATTGTCTCCGTATTGGCGTATCCTATCAATACGTGCCTGACCTTCACGCCCGGCTCCTGAAAGATTCATTGACGGATTACCTCTTCGTGTCCTCACTACATTCACCAAATTGGCGAGAACACTTCCTACGGCATTGATGTTTTCAGCGGCATGTAAACGTCTTTCAGCCTTAATTCTGTCTTCCTCACTTTGTAATGGATCCCGTCCTCTCAGGGCTTCCGCAAGTTCGGTGTAAGACAATCCCTCTTGTCCTTTTTGCTTGCGATAAGAAGCCACTCCTGACAGGTATGCGGCCGGTGACAGTTGAGGATGAGCCGCATAGGCTTCTTGTGCGCTCATTTCCTGCCATGGAGTTTCCGTTCCGGGAAGTTGTTCGGGCAGCTTGTCCGCATTTTCCCGTTCCTGAATGGTGTTGGCAGTAGCCACACTCGACATAGGCTTTTGAATAGCCACTGTAGGACGTAATGGTAACTGCTCCCGTGCGGTTTCTTCGGCTTGTTTCGCCGTAACCTCATCGCGGATCCGCTGTTCTTCCTCCGGATTGACAATGCCGGCAGCTTCTTTTCTTTTTCGGTAACTGGTATATCTGTCTGTAACTGCCATACCTGTTATTTCTTTTTGGTGATTTGACTAGCTACAGCACCACCTATAGGACCACCGAAAACAGTGGCCGCAGCGGTTATACCTGTATTAAGAAGACCTCCTAATGCCGATGATTCCTGTTGGGCCTGTTGTTGTTTCACATTATTAATAGCCTCCGTATATGATCGGTTTGCATCCAGATAATTTTTCATAGCTTGATCTTTTTTGGCAGTGGCGGTTGAGGCTATTCCGGCTGTAATATTTTCAAGTGACTGGTTTGCTCCCTGCTTCTGCAAGGCAACGCTCTCATCTGTAGCACCTGTTACAGCGGCGCTTCCTGCTGTCCGTTTGTTATTTGCCATCAGCATTTCTCTGGCTTGACGCAGAGCCGCCTGATTCGCACTATCCTGGAGAGGATCAGCGTAAGCCTGTTCCTGATAATAGTTCATTTCAAGATCCTTCGCTTTTTGAAGATCTTTGATTGATTCCTTATAGGCTTTATTGCCGCCTAGAACACTGGATAAAAGTCCCATAAATCGTAAATTGCACTTTATTATTTAATATCAAAAGTAATCAGTTACATTTGTATCATGTTGATATAATGCAAGACGGAAGTATATTGTATAAGGAAGGGGACAAGGTGGCTCTTGATGGAACCTCATGGAAAGGCACGGTTGTCAAAGTTGAGTCGGACGATAATATATGCGTGGAACTTGACAATGGGATTACCATGTTTGCCCGTCCGGAATTATTGCATCTTTGCACTAAGGAAAACACAAAGCCTCTTCATGATGAAAATGGTAAATTTACAATAGGACATCCAAAGGTGGGGGGAGTTAAAAAAGGATACAGGACTGTCCGTCATTATCGAAACAAGCTTATGGAGCAACTGGCTCCGTTTATTGAGAGTATGGGGGAGATAATAGAGGCTATTGATGATCCTAGTGATAAAGTGCTTGCTGTTTCCCGAATTATCAAATATGCCATGCCGTCTCTTTCGTCCGTAGACTTTAAAGAAAACGCAAAACGAGATCTCTCAGCGGAGCAGAAGATAGCCCAGCTCAATGCAAGGTACAGAAACTTACCTGATCCGACTGTCGATGAGGAAGGAGAGGAAGGGCAGGAAGACTGACAATATTGGTGTATGTTTTGGAAATTGGATAACCATTGTATTACAGTTGTCATATTAATTTGTGTTATGTAATAATCGTAATACATTTAATATATGGCAGAAATAATCAATTTTAGACCGACTCCGGATGTGGCGCAGATGATAGAGAGTCAGAAAGCAAAAGGCGTCAATATCAGTCGTTGGATTAATAATCTTCTTATAGGTGCGGATAAACAGGCCGACAGCTTGAATTTGCAGATTTATACAATACCTGAAGACGGGGTAAACCTGTATGACAGTACAAAGTTAGCTATTGATCAGATGATATCACTTCATTCAATTCCATTCAGCCGGTTGAGCATATCCAGGTACAGGGAGGCCAATGATATTATAAAACAAGCAGGCATGGATTATTATCGCTTTAAAATAGACGAAGATAACTATATCTCGATAATAGCGGTGAACAGAGAAGAGGCTTCTGTGGAATTTTCCCGATATTATATGAAATCTGAAAATAAGGAATATGTCCGAACATCCGTACCATTACCTGTTTACAGGTTTGATGTCAAGAACAAGGTGGTAATTATTATAGCAAGCGAATAATGGAAATATGTAAGACAGATACAGTACGATTGCTCAGACTATTAAAAGAAGCGGCATTAATAATTGAAGACAATTGTAGAGGCATACGTTCGCTAGATAAGGCCAGACAGTTGCGACAGATGGCAAAGAAAATTCAACGAAAAAAAATAATTCAAAATCCGAATAGATATGAGTGAATTAACGAAAATAATCTTCACCATTAATATAGTGGTACTATTCATTCAGTTAGGGTTATCCATTGTATATAATTGGGATGAAGAAACTAAAAAAAATAAGAGGATTGAAAAAATTACAGTAATAGGAGGTGCTATCACAATGGCTGTAATTGGGATTTCCGTTGTAGTTTTTCTTCTAAAATGGATATGGGAACAATAAGGTTTATAAATTCAAAACGATATAGAAATGAAGAAGATTAAAGATTTAACAATCAAGGTAACTTATAGAGTTGGACTTAGTGATGTTGAAGTCCCTGACAAAGTTTATGATGAATTAGCTAAAGCTTATGATGAAGGTGGGGATGTACCTGAATGGGATGATGAGCTTGAAAATGCAAATGAATGGTTATTAGATAATATCCGACAAGAGGATGCAATGGATTGGGAGTTTAAGATTGACGATTTTCAAGATGAATAATTCAAAACTAATATAGAAATGAATTAAATAGCCTTGGACGGGCTTTGTAAAATCCATATTGATATGAAAAAGTATATTGGAACAAAACAAATTGAAGCTGAACCTATGACAAGAGGTGATGCGTGGGGAAAACATCTTCTTAGAGAAAAACCGTCAACGGAAAATTTTGATGATAAGGGCTATCATGTCCGTTATGAAGATGGATATGAAAGCTTGAGTCCTAAAGATACGTTTGAAAAGGCGTATAAAATAGCTGATACCCCTCTTGACCGTATGTATATCGAATATAATGAGTTGATGGACAAACATAATAAGTTAGTCCTGTTTCTTGGTCGAAAAGATGCTGTTGAAATAGCCGGTGAAAATCAGGTTGCTTTAATGGAGAGTCAAAAAATACAGATGCACGACTATCTTATTACCTTGAAAGATCGCATTGAATTAATGAAGAAATGAATATTGCCATACGGTGGTTGAATGTCTGCCGTATGGCTCAAATCGAATTAGAAATGAACATTGGACTATTGGCAGTAGATAGTAATTACCCTAATCTCGCATTGATGAAGATAAGCAGTTATCACAAGGCAAAAGGTGATAATGTGGAATGGTATAATCCATTGTGCCATTACGATAAAGTCTATGCCGCCAAAGTATTCAGCTTCACGCCTAATTATGGATATTACATAAACACTGATGAACTGGAGACTGGAGGAACCGGTATTAATGTTGATAAGACACTGCCTCTTGAAATAGATCGCTTGCAGCCAGACTATTCGCTTTACAATCTTGATACTAAGACAGCTTACGGGTTTCTTACTCGCGGGTGCCCCAACAAGTGCAAGTGGTGCGTGGTACCGAAGAAAGAAGGTCCGATAGCGCCATACATGGATGTTGAGGAGATAGCAATCGACGGTCGAAAGAATCTTATCCTGATGGATAATAATGTGCTTGCTTCTGGCTATGGACTACGGCAGATAGAAAAGATTGCAAAATTGAAGCTCCATGTAGATTTTAATCAGGGTTTAGATGCTCGTTTAGTAACGGATGATATTGCCCGATTACTTGCAAAAGTGAAATGGCTTAAGCGCATTCGTTTCGGTTGCGATACTCCGGGGCAAATAGCCGAAGTTGAAAGGGCTGCATCATTGATTGATAAGTATGGATATAAAGGTGAATATTTCCTGTACTGCATCCTGATGGACTTTAAAGAGAGTTTTTATCGGATAAATTATTGGAGGCATGTAAGCCCTCGATTTGTACCTCATGCGCAACCATATAGAAGTTTGAATAATCCTCGGCAGATCATACCTCAATGGCAAAAGGATATGGCACGCTGGGCTGATCGAAAAGAACTGTATATGAGTTGCGAGTTTAAAGACTTTACCCCACGAAAAGGGTTTAAATGTAGTGAATATTTTTAAATCAATTAGAGTAAAACGGAACAAATATGAAGCAAATAGTGATTGGCGATAAGCCTTTAATGCAAATATCAGAAGAGGATATTTTGCAGGTTGCAGTAATTCAAGGATGCTGCGCTCATCCTGACTATTGGAATTATCCAACTTTGACCGAGTATGATAATACCATGTTTAGAGATTCAGTATGGTGTTCATACAAATCTACACGGAAAGAGGATAATCGAGATAGTAGCGAACTTACTTTCTTTTTGGATACCAAAGATTTGTCCTACCACTATCATAGAGAGTGGTCAACAGAAAAATGGCATGGAGAACGTCTTGGGTTAAATGCTATAAAGTTTTTGATTGAAAAGGGCTATGATGTGCCAATTTATTAATTCAAATATAATTCAAAACGGAACAATTATGAAACAAAAGGACATAACTATTGAATGGCTTAGATTGGAGTTTTATAAATGCAATCATGCCAAGTACAGAAAGTATGCTGATGAATGGCTAAACAACCTTACTGATGCACAGATAGAGGGATTTGAAAAACAGCGAATAGGACAAATTGATAAATCTAAATGCGTATGAAACAGACAGTAGAAGAAGTGGCACGGGAAGCGGCAGAAGATTGTTATGAATGCCATTACGATGATAGCTTAGAAATGAGATTGGTTAAAGAGGCATTCAGACAAGGTGCCGAATGGCAGTCCAAGCAATCCCCGTGGATAAGTGTTAAGGAGCGGTTGCCGGAACCAAACAATCTTGTCCTTTGCAGAATGGTATCAAATGGAGCGATTGTTAGTGGATATATCGTTGTTTCACCTGGGAGATCGCCATACGTTGCGACAGACGGAGGATTTGAATTTGAGGATTGGAACGGCTACGAGTGTGACATGTGGATGCCCATTCCGTCTTTCGATGAAATATTAGAAGCGAACAGGGATGTACTTGAACGAATTAAAAAGAAAGGAGATTGAGATATGGATAAGGAAGAATTATCTGACAAAATAATTGATACTGTAAGAGCTATACGAAAAATTCCTAGAGAACAAATCAAGAATCCTTTTGAGATACAAGTTATCGTAGTTAAACCTAAAGATTAAAGAGATTTATTATGGAAATAATTAAAAGATTAAAGGAGGAGAATCATGGATAGCATACAGACACAAACTCTTTCCATTAGAGGGGATGGAGGTGGTGAGGCATATATTGACTTTTGTAATGGTCAATTATGTGTTTCAGTTGTCATAGAAGATAAACAGGCAGATTTTCACTTTGAGCCTGTTACGTTAGAGATGTTTGCCCATGCTTATAAATTACATTGTGAAGAGTGTGATAACCAACAAAAGAAAGGAGAATAACCATGACCGAAGAATTTGTGACATTAGAAACCGCGAAGCTGCTGAAAGAGAAAGGGTTCGATGAGTATTGCAAACATATTATTAATCATAAGGGTTTAATGATGGAAACCATATTTAGAACTAGTAAGGATTTACCTAAATTATTTTATTCTTGTCCTACTCAATCCATCGCCCAAAAGTGGTTTCGTGAAACTAAGAACCTGCATATCGAAATGTCCTATATGTATGGAGATTATTGGTATTATGATATACTAACAATTCCGAGCCATGACTTAGTAGGGTTGTCGGATAGACCTATTATCCATTATAACACCTACGAAGAAGCACTTGAAGCCGGAATAAAGGAAGCGTTGAGATTGATATGAAAATGAGCCCTATAGTAAATGATGCTTATAGACTTAGGAAGCTTTTAGAAAAAGCAACAGGACTTAAAGTTTATAAATCAGACTTGCTGACTAATTATTTCAATACCTATTTAAGTATAGTGCAAGAGTATAAAAACGAAACCAATGCGCATATAACAGTCGCACAAAGCAGTTGGTCAATTGAAGACGGTGGGGAGTATAAAATTTCGCTTTATACTCCTACGATCATTATTAACAATAAGAAAATGATAAATGTAAATTTTGTAAGAGATATAGCTTATAAAATCGTGGGAGCGTTAAATAATGAGCTTGGAGAAGGCAATTGGAATACATGTAATGAAGAACAGAGATGTTGGCTACCCATGTCCCGAAATTCATTCTATTTGCAAATTCCGAATTTTGAAAAGTATTAGTTAGAAAACAACGAAAACATTAATTGTTTGGTTAAATAACTATAATTAAAGAGGGGATAGGCATTTATCTTATCTTTTTCCTCTTTAATTTTGTCGTGAATTAAAATATTAATCGCAATGCGATAGCCAACGATAATCTAGGGTTTGTCAAAGGGTTTGTCGGCGTTTTTTTTGACATGCGTGATAATTGCTTGTAAATCAGTTATAAAAAGTGATTGTACTTGTAGCCCTTCTAAGGCGTGGGTCTTGCGTTCGAATCGCAACGGAATCACATAAAAAAAGCTGTATCTTCTGAGGGTACAGCTTTTTTTTATGGAAATATTTAAAAAGGATTTATCTATAAGCGGGGCTATGGAAAAGATCTTGTCCATATCTATAAACCTTTCCCGTTGGATAGTTAAGGGTTTTCTTCCTGTTTGTTCTATCTCCGCAAGTCTTTGGAGTTAACTCCATAGCCTTGGGAGATAACTCCAAAGCTTATGGAGATAACTCCAAAGGCTATGGAGATAGAATACATCCGTATAAAAAGGTTTAACCTGGAAAGAGAAAAGGCTTATGTAACAGGAACAGATGCAATACATTGTTGTTTAATTCCGCTGGCGGGCTATTACTTTTTCTCAGTTTCTCCGTCCTTGGGGCTTCATGGCAGTGGAAAGATTGAACCGGTTAAAAAGTCATGTTAACCCTTTTTGTACGCGTAACTTCCATGTATGCAGGCGAGGGGATGGATAACCATCATTTTACTGAGGTGCATGATATTTATGTAAAGGATTTGAAATGCAAAAAGGTGAATGTAGCTGCATTGGTGCTTCAAGGTACAGAGGAGAAGCCTATTTATAACGTGACTTTTGATAACGTGGATGTGGATAAAGCAGGGATAGGTCTTGGTTTCCTCGAATACGAAGACAATTGGGGTTTCTAATTGTAATTTGGGAGGTTATGTTGGGGTGCCGTCTACAGCCAGTGCGAAAAATGGTATATTCGATAAATAGATTTGTTTGACTTCTTGGTTTACTTCGCCGATTCCTTCAAAGAGTCTTGTTACGCTGGAATGACAGAGTAAAAGGAAAGCAGGAAACTGTTTTCGGACAGGCTGGGGGAGGATTTTTCATCCCTCAGCTAAACAAATGTTTTTATAGATGGTTCTATAAGTAAAAAGACGATAATT